AATGTTTGCTTTTGACACAGAAGAGTCAGATCAATAAATAGATAATATAGTTGAGTATTAAGAATAATGGCACTTAAACCAGTAGGTGTTGGAACACAATTTGCTACGAGCGCGTCGAGCGCACAGTCAACAGCAATTTCAGTTCAGTCTGATACTATCAGAGTGACTGCAAAAAGTGCTGGTGCTCACGTTGCAATTGGAACTGAACCAACAGCAGATATTACCGATCTGTACATTCCAGCAGGATCTTCTGAAACTCTTGCTTTAACGCCAGCGTCTCAAAGAGTAGTTGGAATTACTACTGGAACAACAACCATTCTTGATTTTCCAGAGGGAACAGGATCACCATTTAATGCTGGTGATTATGTAACTCTGACTGGTGGATCTCAAAGCAATTTTGATTTTACTCACAAAGGAGTAATTTCTGTCAATAACGTTTCGAATCCATCTGGTTATTATGCAACAAGAATTATCGTTGATCATGATTCAAGTGCAGTAACAGCATCATTCACTGACAGATTTTGTGTTGCGAGAAAGTCCATCAAAGTTGCTGCAAGAACTGACACAGGTTCAGGAGTCTTACACATTCACCAAGTTCAAATTTCAGGAGCAGCATGATGAAACTCATCAGAGAGGAAATCGAAAACGTAGAGGTCATCGTAGAATCTCGCAACGGCAAGAAGTCACTTTACATTGAAGGTGTATTCCTTCAAGGTGACATCAAAAACCGTAACGGACGTATGTATCATATGGAGACACTTCGTCGCGAGGTAGGAAGATACTCTGAAAGTTACATCAATTCTGGTCGTGCTCTTGGAGAACTTGGTCATCCAGATGGTCCAACTGTAAACTTGGACCGCGTTTCTCATAAAATTGTTTCGTTGAAAGAAAACGGATCAAACTTTATTGGAAAGGCAAAAATTTTATCAACTCCAATGGGAAAAATTGCTGAGTCACTTTTGTCAGAAGGTGTAAAACTTGGCGTTTCTTCCAGAGGAATTGGTTCACTTACTCAGAACAGAGAAGGTGTAAATATTGTTTCTGACGACTTTATGTTAGCAACTGCTGCTGACATTGTTGCAGATCCTTCTGCTCCCGATGCATTTGTTGAAGGTATTATGGAAGGAAAGGAATGGGTTTGGGAAGGAGGAATCCTTCGTGAAAAGCGTGTTTCTGCAATGAAAAAGCATATTAATACATTAGTAGATCAAAAAATGCTAGAAGAGAAGAAAATTCAACTCTTCAATGATTTTCTAGCAAATCTTTAATTTATAAATAAATATAGTTATAAACAGGTAAATCGGAGAGTTCAAATGTCTGGTGGTAACTTACAAGAGATGGAAATGACAGTGGGCAAGCAATCCAAAACCGCTGTAAACGCTGGTGCAAAGGCTGCTGACCCAATGCCCAAGTTGCAAAATGATGGTTCACAGTTAGCATCTGTCGAAGATCTCGGTGGTCCTACCCCCGAGAATTATAGATCTGATGATGACTCAGCTAAGTTAAAGGAACCAGGTGCAACCTTAAAGCAAGTCAAGGACGTTGTTAACAAGGGTGCAAAACCTGCTGATCCAATGACTAAGGTCAAAGAGGAAGCAGAAGTTGAAGAAGAGGAAGTAATCGAAGAGTCTCCTGAAATTACCGACGAGGTAGTTGAAGAAGAGACTGTTGAAGAAGAAATTCAAATCAGCGATGAAGTTGACGTTGAAGAAGACGTTAACGCTCTTCTTGGTGGAGAAGAACTCTCCGAAGAATTCAAAAACAAGGCAAAGACAATCTTCGAGGCTGCTCTGAGATCAAAAGTTGTTGAAATCAGAGAAGCTCTTGAAGCACAATACGACAGAAAGCTTCAAGAAGAAGTTGAAGCAGTTAAAGAAGAACTCACCGAAAGAGTCGATTCCTATCTGGAATATGTCTCAGAAGAGTGGGTTTCTGAAAACCAACTTGCCATTGAAAATGGCATTAAAACTGAGATGACCGAATCATTCCTTTCAGGAATGAAGGGTCTTTTTGAAGAACATTATGTAACAATCCCTGAGGAGAAATATGATGTACTCCACAATATGGTAGAAAAACTTGATGAGATGGAAACAAAACTCAACGAGCAAATCCAAAAGAACATCTCACTCAACAAGCGTCTCGCAGAGTCGGTTGCTGACAGTATCTTTGATCAAGTTTCTGATGGCCTAGCCGCTACTCAGAAAGAGAAGCTCGCTTCACTTGCAGAAAGTGTTGAGTTTGAAAGTGAAACTGCATATCGTGAAAAGTTGAAGACGCTAAGGGAGTCATACTTCCCAACCAGAACGGCGACTTCTACCGTAGCAAAGACTGAAACTCTTTCCGAAGGTGTTGAGTCTGTGCCAGAAGAGGTAAAATACACTTCTGACATGGCATCATACCTGAAAGCACTTTCATCTGTTGCTAAAAAGAACTGAATTTAACATTAACAAACTAAACATTTAAGGAGACAGCAAATGTTCCATTCCGAGCACTTGCAGGAAAAGTGGGCACCTCTTCTAGACTATCAGGGTCTTGATTCAATCAGAGATTCACATAGAAGAGCAGTTACCGCAGTCCTGCTGGAAAACCAAGAAAAATTCCTCAAAGAGCAATCTGCTTTCGAGCACGGCTCAATGAGCAACCTGATGGAAGCAGTTCCAACCAACTCAGCTAACGCTGCTGGTGGTTCAGGTGGTTTCGGTGGTGGCTCTGCCGCCGCTGGTCCTACCGCTGGTTTCGATCCCGTTCTGATCTCACTGATCAGACGCGCAATGCCTAACCTGATCGCTTATGATCTGGCAGGCGTTCAGCCAATGAGTGGTCCTACTGGACTCATCTTCGCAATGCGTTCACGCTACAACAATCAGTCTGGCGCAGAAGCATTCTACAACGAAGCAGACACCGCATTCTCTGGTCAGGATGCTGGATTCAACGAAGAAGCAGGATTCTCTGATGGTCCTGTTGGTTTCGGTACTACTTCACAGACTGGTTCAAATCCATCTGCACTAAACCCAGTTGGAACCGCTGTTACCAACCCTTCACCATATAACGTTGGTCAGGGTATGGCAACTGGTGACGCAGAAAACCTGGATGGTTCAGGTGTTGATGCGTTCAACGAGATGGCTTTCTCAATCGAGAAAGTTACTGTTACCGCCAAGTCAAGAGCACTCAAAGCTGAGTACTCCTTAGAACTGGCACAAGACCTGAAAGCAATCCATGGTCTGAATGCTGAGGCTGAACTCGCCAACATTCTCTCAACTGAGATTCTGGCTGAGATCAACCGCGAAGTTATCAGAACCATCTACAAGGTTGCTGAGCAAGGTGCTGTTGCTAACACCGCAACTGCTGGTCAGTTTGACCTTGACATCGACTCCAACGGTCGTTGGTCTGTTGAGAAGTTCAAGGGTCTGATCTTCCAGATCGAGCGTGATGCTAACGCGATTGCACAAAGAACTCGTAGAGGAAAGGGCAACGTTATCCTTTGCTCTGCTGACGTTGCTTCTGCACTCACC